TTAGCCTCTTTATGCCATAGGTAATACAATGCCAGTCATTAAGCATATAAAGGCTATAATTAGCCTCTTTATGCCATAGGTAATACAATGCCAGTCATTAAGCATATAAAGGCTATAATTATCCTCTTTATGCCATAGGTAATACAATGCCAGTCATTAAGCATATAAAGGCTATAATTAGCCTCTTAATGCCATAGGTAATACAATGCCAGTCATTAAGCATTTAAAGGCCATAATTAGCCTCTTAATTTGCGCTGTTAACTGATTCGAACAGTTTAAAGGCCTTACCCAAACAGCGTAAAAAAAACCGGCCCAAAATAGGCCGGCTGTTTAATTAGGTGAAAAATCAATTTTGAATAACAAATCCTGATTTGTCTTTTTTAGCCGGTCCCTTAGCAACCAGGCCAACAATTACACCTTTACCGTCGTCAGGCCTGTAGTCAGTAAGATCACCGTCAACAACCGGATACCCTAAGTAAGTAGCGGGTAAAGTATGTGAAAATACAGCGGCAACGTTGGCACCTAATTTCAAAGCCTGTTCAACTTGCAAATCGTTATTTTCTGATTTGCTGAATGTCAAATGATAATTTGAGCCAGCATATTTTTTAATTATGTTGATATTTTTGGTATAATCATAAAACTTTATGTTTTTATACTTTTTGCTCAAAAAATCTATACCGGTATACCGTTTCAACAAATCTAGGTGGTCAATGTCAGAAGTACCGTTCAAACGTACTGCAGCTTTTTTGTATGTTGCGGCAATCATTAAAAGTTCATTCCCTAGCTTAGTGTAAAAAAGTTGACGGTCAGCTGCCCAAAATTTAGTGCGATTAATTCTTGCATTTTGTACGCTTGGATAAACACCACCAAGGCCGGCTTTATATAGACAACCATCCTTGCAACCTGGCGAAGCGAACGGGCAAACATTAACGACTCCCGACTGATTAGCGGGAGCTAAATAAAGAATAAAACTTTTTACATTATTCTTTTTTGTTTTCGTGTTAGTCATGCCGTCACTTAACAAATTAGCGGGAACTTTAAAAGTAATTTTAGTGTTAAAAACAGTTTCAAACTTTTGCATAATTTAAGGTATTAAGGTAGTTAAGAAATGATTTAGAGATTATCAGCTAAGCAAGCAAGTAAAAGTAAAATGATAAGAGCAAGGGATAAAAGCGCATTCTCTTGCTCTTTTTTTGTTTGTTTTTGTTTGTTTGTCATTTTGAAATGATTATGTAATCGTATTGAATTGTATTGTAATATTCGCTAATGTCAAAAGAGAATAAAGAGATATTAACTTTTTCTGAGCTGTCGAAATCAGTAACATAATAGCATTTGAACCAAAATTGCGTTTCTGTGATGGCTATTAATTCCATCTTTTCGAATCCAATAACCGAATCTTTGTTAATTAGCTTGTAAATGATAGGTTGCATATTGTTTTTGTTTGTTCCACAAAGTAACATAAAAGAAACGATATAAAGCAAACGTTATTTGAATAATCTATAAAATTTAGAAATTGTTTAAATTTGAGCATGAAGAAAGGATATTATTTAAAGAAAGATAAAAAAAACGATATTATATTGAATATCTTTGTATCTGATTTTGTAGCTTATTTGCAAAGTTTACAGGATTGTGAGGGATGGGTGAACTTGAAAATATATGAAAGGGATGAACCTGCAAGTAATGGACTAACGCATGAAATGGAATATATAAAGAAAACTATAAACAGAGATAATCAATGAATATAGATGAAATAAAGACGCAAGCAAGCAAGCCCCGGAATAAGACCGGTAAAGGTGGCTTCCGTCCTGGTAGTGGCCGCAAAAAGAAACCGGACGAAAGCGAACTCATGGAACAGCTGTACCCATTGCAAGGTATCGCAATGGCGGCACTAGAACAGGGATTAAGCAAAGGCGACCAAAAGGCCATGGATATCTTTTTCCGCTATTTCTTCGGCCTACCTACCCAACGCATTGAGTCTAAGGTAGAGGGAAATCTCAATCAGGTTAATATTGAGGTCTTAAGGCCACAAACGGAAACACTAAAAAAAGTAAGTTAGTGCCATGTTGTCGTATTCTGTGGAACTTTTCTATTTAACATAATACTAGTTATCATGCAAAAAAAAACAAAACATAACGTTTCTGTCATGTTGGCATACCTTAAGCGGCAAAGATTGACCTATAAAAGGACGATATACAGTGACCGGTACTTTAAAGTTTTACTTTTGGGCAGAGGCGGGGTAAAACCCCAAAAATCATAGTCCCAAAATCCAAACATAAAACACCCGTTATACAATGACCCCACTTTCTGGTATACTTTTCAACCCCAAAGCTCAAACTGAATTTTTAATTTTTACTGAAATATGGAAGTAAGCTTACAGACAAACAAGATATTCGACATCCTTACGGATAGCGATAAGCGCATTACGGTGATGCAGGGGGGCAGTAGGTCAGGCAAAACGTACAATATACTTATTTGGTTCATAATCAAGCTATTGCAGGAGGATGGCAAAACGCTAACCATTGTTAGACAATCCCTCCCATCCATCAAGGGTACGGTCTTAAGGGATTTCATTGACATTCTCTCTCGTATGGAGATATACTCTGAAGACAACCACAACAAAACTGACCAGATATACAGCCTAAATGGAAATATCATTGAGTTTGTGTCTGCTGATCAGCCTCAGAAGATTCGTGGACGTGCGCGTGACTACCTGTTCTGCAATGAGGCGAATGAATTGACCTATGAAGCATGGATGCAGTTGATTATGCGTACTTCCGGTAAGATTATAATTGACTACAACCCCTCTGACCTCTCATCTTGGATTTACGATGATGTAATCCCCAGAAACGATGCGGACTTCTACATTACCACCTTCCGTGATAACCCATTCCTCCCACCGGAGCTTATTGCAGAGCTTGAGAGGTTAAAGGATGCTGACCCAAATTACTGGCAGATTTATGGTCTGGGTGAGAGAGGTCTTTCTCAGGACTTGATATATTCGCATTGGAGGACAACTGAAACAATGGTTGATGATGATGAAGGTGAGGTGGTGTATGGGTTGGACTTCGGGTTTAATGTGCCAACGGCATTGGTTAAGGTTGTCTTCCACGAAGGGAACGCTTATTGCAAGGAGATGCTGTACGAGACCAAGCTCACCACTGAGGATTTGGTAGACCGCTTGAAGGCTTTGAATATCAGTCCGTATGACGATTTGTATTGCGATGCTGCGGAGCCAAAGACTATAGAGGCACTTGTTAGGAGCGGGTTTAATGCCAAGCCAGCTAACAAAGATGTTACTGAGGGAATTAGGACTGTAAAAGCCACTCCGTTGTTTATATTAAATGAAAGTGTAAATTTGTTGAAAGAAATCAAAAATTATCGGTGGAAAACCGATAGAAATGGAAATAAATTAGATATGCCCGTAAAATTTGGTGATCATATCCTTGATGCCTTACGATATGGGATTTATTCCAAAATAACAATTCCCAAGGTGACTTGGGGAGCAATTTAAAGATAATGGGCGTATTCGATAGGTTGTTCAATAATACAAAGGGCATCAATCCAAATGTGAACGTCACGGCTCAGATGCGTGGCATCAATGGTGCGGTGTTGCAGGATTATGAGGATGGGAAGTATGTGAACGAGGGGTATCTGGGCAATGCTGACGTTTATGCTATTGTGACATTTCTCTCACGCAAAGCCTCTTCTATCCCTTGGTATGTTTATAAGCTCAATGATACACCTAAAGGCAGGACTGAGCTGAGTAGGTATAAGACGATGAGCCGCAACATTGGGCAGCGTGGCAGCTACGAGGCGGCAGTAAAGGCAAGGAAGAACGCATACTCAGAAAACATTGTTGAGAATAACGAATTAGCGAGGTTGCTTGAAAGACCTAACCAATATCAGGCCCAAGACCAATTCCTTGAGAATTTGTTCGGGTATCGCTTCCTTTCCGGTGAAGGGAACGTCTACGGCAATGATGGTCGTTTGGGCGGTCAATTCACCGAGTTAAACGTGCTTCCTACTCATTTTTTGGAAATATACCCTGATCCGAACGACTTGTACGGGTTGCTTGGTTATAAGCTGATGGTGAGCAGAGGAATTGATTTACCGAAGGACAATGTCATGCAGTGGAAGACGTGGAGTCCTGATTTCAATGACGTTACCCGCAGCCACATGAGAGGTGTTAGTCCACTCAGAGCAGCATATAAGACTTTGCGCATGAGCAACAACTCAGCGGATGCCTCTGCAATGATGACTGCTAATGGTGGAGCGAAGGGTGCTATAACGCCAAAGCCTTTAGGGTCGATA